ATCACGCCGAGGCGGGTGGTCAGCAGGCCACCCTCGCGGGTCAGCCACTTAGCCGCGGTGGGGAATGTCTTGGTGAACCCGTCGATCAGCCCGTTACCGACCGCCTCGACGACCTTCCCGATCGCCTTGTTCATCGGCCCGGTCAGCTTCTCGATCCCCCGCAGCAACGGGGTAAACGACCGCAGGATCGGGATCTTAGCGAAGATCCGCTCAAGGGGGCCGGCGAACTTCCCGACCGCCGACACCGTCAGGACGGTGAGGATCGCGTCCCACCAATGCTTTTTCCACCAGGTCACCGAGAACAGGTCGTTGCCGAACCCGGCGATCAGGCCGATACCGAACCCGAGCGCCTGCGACCCGACCGTTTTGCCGATCGTGGTCCAGTCCAGGCCGGCGAGCGCGGTCACCAGCTTGGACGTGATCATGGCGGCGTGGGTCGCGACCGACGCGAACGCGTCCCCCAGTGCCGTCCCCAGGGCGTTGCCGACCGCCGGCCCGTGCAGCACCGAAGCGATCGACGACGCCAGCCCGGCACCGGCCGACTTGGGCAGCGGGTGGAACAGGTTGGCGTCGTTGAAATGGAACGGCTGCGGGTGCAGCAGATCCCCGGCGAACAGCGGCGCCGCCTTGGGCAGGTGCAGCAGGTCGCCGGTCACCAGCTTGACCGGCCTGGGCTTGGACAAGCCGAGGAACTGCAGCACGTCCTGCCAGTCCCGCTTGATCGTGCCGATCGGGATCACCTGGTCGAACACCTGCCCGACCCGGGACCCGAACCGGCCCACCGCCGGGATCGCCCTGTTCACGATCCACGACACAAACGACGTGACCGGCGGCAGCAGGGCCAGGCCGATCCTGATCCCGACCGTGTCGATGATCGCCCGCAGCCGCTCAAACTCGGCGCCGGCGGTTTTGCGCTGCGCGGCGACCGCGGCACCGTACCGGCCGATCGTGTTATTGATCTGATTCTGCTTGCGCTCAAGCACGCTGTAGTTATTGAGCAGGGTCATGATCGCCGCGCTGGACCGGCCGCCGCCGAACGCGTTGCTGATCAACTGGGCGGCCTTGGTCGCCGACAGGCCCGAGTTGTCCAGGTGGGTCTTGAGCAGGCCCACGGCGGCGACCAGGCCCCCGGGTGAGCGCATCGCGTTCGCCAGCGACGTCGAGGACAGGCCGATCGCCTTGAGTTGCGCCTGCGCCTTGGCCGACGGGGCGCCGAGCAGCGACAAGGTCATCCGCAGCCGGGTCGCGGCGACCTCGGCGGGGATGCCCTCGTCGGTCATCAGGGCCATCGCCGCCCCCACCGACCGCAGCGACACCCCGAATGTGCGCGCGGCCGGGAGGATGCCCGAGGTCAGCGACCCGACGAAATCGGTCATGGTCATGTTGCCGGCGCCGATGATGGCGTTCACCGTCGCCGCCGTCTTCCCGAACGACTGGGCGCCCTTGATCCCTGACCGCCACGCCCCCGCCAGGGCGTTGGTCGTGTCCTCAAGGTTGGCGCCGCCGACGGCCGCCAGGTCCGACGCGGACCGCAGCGCGGTCATGGCGTGGACGTTGTCCATGCCGACCGACTTGAGGTGGTACAGCGCCTGGGCGAGCATCTGCGGCGACTGCTGCGCCCGCCTCGACGACAAACCCAGGACAGCCCCGGTGAGGACCTTGACGTCCCGCGCGGACCCGCCGGCCTGGGTCTGGATGCGGGTCATCTGCGCCTGGAAAGTGGTCGCCATCCGCACCGACTCGACGCCGACGGCGACAGCAGCCGCAGCTACCACGCCGCCGGCGACGGCGAACGTCCGGCCGAACCGGGCCACCCGCCCCTCGGCGAAGGTGGCGTCATCGCCGATGCGCCGGAACGTACGGCTAGCGCCATCCCTGGCAACTACGTCGTACATGACGCGGGCGATCGTGGCCATCGGTTAGCCGCCTAGTCCTCTCGTGTCCGGGTCCGGTTTCCCGGGGCCGTTCTTGCGCTGCCTGGCCAGGAACAGGTCATATGCCTGCCACTGGTCGAACTCGCGGGCGCCCAGCCGGGCGGTTAGCTCGGCGACGGTGCAGCCGAGGGCGAGGGCGAGGGCGAACCGGAACGCTCGGGCGGGGTTTCGGGAAAATCCCCGGCCAGTTCCTCGATGTCTTCCTCGGTCATCCCCGACAGGCGGGTCGCGGCCTCCCACAGCTTGTCGATGACCATCGCCGGCAACTGGCCGACGAGGTCGTACTCGTGGGCGCCGAACAGGGGACGGCCGTCGGTGCCGATCAGGCACCGAACCACGAGCTTGGCGCGGACGTTGTCAAAATCGCGGCCTTCCTCGGTCCGGCCGCCCTTCCCACGGCGCAGCACCACCACCGACGCCTCGTAGCTGTCGCGGGCGGCGGCCGACAGGCCCTGGATGATCGCCGTCCCCCATCCCTCGATCACAACTTTCTCGGTGGGCAGTTCGCCGGCGTGGGCGAGGAACGCCTCACGGCCGAGGATCTCGTCAGACACTGATGATCGGTCTCCCTCCTGTGACGTCCTCGCCGACGCGGGTCATCACCCGGCCCACAGCGACCCTCGACGCGACGCCGAGGGGCCGGACCGTCCGGTAAAAGTAGGGGTGAGCGGGTTGCTGCACCCACTGGTTAGGGCCGGTGTGCCCGAAGGTCGGGTGCCGCCACCGGGGCAGCGTCCCTTCCTCATACGCCGGAATGCGCCGCATCCCGGCGGGCATCTTCCGCCCATCGACCATGACCACGACGCCGGTCAGCGGCCCGGTCGTGCGAACATACAGTTTCGTCGCCTTCTGCATCGTCGAGCGCAGCGACCCGCCCGGCCGGCGCACCCGGCCGGTCTTGGCCGGGATCGCGGCGATCGACGCCCGCACCGCCGGCACCAGCGGCGCCGCCGCCGCCCGCAGTTCCCGGCGGAACTCCGCAGCCGCCTTCCGGTCAGACATGCGCCGGAGCCGGCCGGCGACCTCCCGCAGTGAGGTCGCCGATACCGGCTCAAGGCCGAACGCCGAGGCGACCGGCACGGCTACGGGATCAGGACCCGGATCGCCGGCACGCGCGTGATCGTGAAGGAGAACACGCACTGCCCCGGGTCATCGACGGTCGTGTCCATCGCCTGGCTGTCAACCTTGGCGGGGAACACGTCCATGAACTGGCCGGTCACGTCGCCCTCCCACAGGCAGACCACGAACCCGGCCGCGTTGTTGGTCAGCAGCGACCGGGCGTCGTTGCCGACGGTGTCGCAGTAGCAGGTGATCGACGACCCGGCGGCGGTCTGCCGGCCCGGCACCTGCGACGTGAACCGCGACCCCATGTCGGGGGTATCGACGGGGTTGTCGGTCAGGCTGAACCCGGCCATCGCCGCGACCTCGGCCGACAGGTCAGTGCCCGCGTTCAACTCGGTGCGGGTCGGCGCGTTGTAGTTCGCGCAGGTGGTCAGCCAGTACACCTTGCGCTTGCCCGGCGGGAAGTACCGGTTAGTTGGGGTCAGCGGTGCCGCCGGCATCGGTGATCAACTCCCCTCACTGCCGGACTGGCCGGCGCTCTGGCCCCGTGCGGGGCGCTTTGCCTTGGGCGAGTCGCCGTCGGCGTCGCCGTCGGGCCGGTTCTGTGACGGGTGCGCGGCGACCCGGTCAACGTGCTCGTCGCGCTCGGACGCGAGCATCCACCCGGCGTTGCGCATGACCCCGACCGCTGACGGGTCCACGTCGGCGAACGCCGGGCCGCCCTCGGCCTCGATCCCCGGATGCCACACGCGGGTCATGACGCCGACACCCGCAGCACGCACACCGAGACCGTGGTCACGGCAGAGAAGTTGACCGCCGTCGTGCCGACGCCATACACGCCGTCGGGCAGCGGGATGAACACCGGAGCGGGGGCGGCCAGCGTCGAGGCGGGCACGTTGACCGTCCTCGACGAGACCCCCTGGCCGTCGTAGGTCGGGGCGAACGGCAGCGTCACCGTGATCGACGACACCGAGCCGTTGAACACGACCAGGTACATCGCGGCGCCGGTCGGCGCCAGGTCCCCGGACACTGCCGGGGTGACCCAGGTCGGCTGCAATCCCGCGTGGCCGGGGGATTGCGCAACGTAGGTAGCCATGGTGCGGGATTCCCTTCCTGTTAGGGGGTGTAGGACGTCACATCGACGTCGAACAGGACGACGGCCTTGACGCCGGCGTCGGTCTTGACGTACTTGAGCGACCCGCCGGACATCCCCGCCTGGCCCTGGATCGTGTTGGACCCGTTGACCGGCAGCCCGTTGGAATGCGCCTCGATCGCCGCGCCGGCGGCGTTCGCCAGCGCATACGCCTGCTTGCGGGCGTTCCCGTAGCTGCCGTTGGTGTCGAGGAACGCCGCGCAGCAGTGAATCGAGAACTGCTCCCGGGACCGGTTCCCGCCCAGGCCCTCGGACTGGGCGAGGTAGTCGGCGGCGTTCTCGACGGGCTGGCCGGCGTCGTCAAGCTGCTGGGTGTCGCCGATGAACACCGCCCCCGTCGCGGACACGTCGGGGGTTTGCTGGCCGTCGCGGATCGCCACCCCGGCCAGGTCCGGCCACGCGGGCAAGATCGCCAGCAGGGCGTTGATCACCGGATCGACGCTCGACGACCAGGCCACCGGTCAGACCTCCTGTATCGAGATCCCGGCCGCGCTGGCGATCTTGGCCGCGCGTGCCGTGTTCGTCGTGTTCGACGGCGTGTTGTGCCATTCGTTGCACGCCCGCAGCGCGGCGTGCACCAGGCCGGTCCCCGCCGACGCCGACGGCATCCCGGTCGAGGAATCGGACGCGAGCCCCGTCGAGGTCACGGTGATCGTGGTGAACGACCCGCTGGTCTTGGGCTTGATCTGTGTCGCCATCGTCTAGACCTCCTGTATCGCCAGGCCGACCGCGGCGAGCATCTTGGACGCCTGCCCGGTGAACGCCGGGTCGGTGGGGAAGTTGTGCCACAGGTTGATCGCCCGCAGCGCCTGGTGCAGTTGCCCGGGGGCCAGCCCGGACAGGGCCGTCGTGGACTTGGCGGTCCGGGCCGCAGCGTCAAAGGTGGCGTTGGCGAACGCCGACGGCGCGGCCGGCGGGGTCCCGGCTTGCAGCGACCCGCCGGTGTCGGTGAACGCTGTTACGTTGCCGGCGACCTCGCCGACCAGGACGTTCTCAGTGTTGGTGACCGTGCCCCGGTAGATGCGGATCCCGACGGTCCCGGCCGGCGGCAGGGTCCAGGTCAGGTTGGCGGACCCGTTGAGTGCGATCGCGACGGTGACCTCCGTCGAGCCCGGCGACTCGCCGAATACGGTCCGCCGGGTGAGCTTCCAGAAATACGTTGCGGCGGCGAACGTGCCGCCGGTGCCGACGGCGGCGACGGCACCGCCGGTAGGCGCGGACGCCTGCGACTGCACCCGGACCTGCGTGCTGGTCATGGCCGGTTGTCCTCTCTCACCCGAACCCGGGCAGGGCGTGTTGGTCGAGCAGCATCTGCGCCCTCGCGGGGGCGCGGTAGAACGGGCTGATATTCAGCCCCTCTTGCGCCTGCTCGGCGATATCCACCGACAGGCCCCGGAACGGGATGTACAGGTCGCGCAGGATCTCGCGGACCGCTTCCTCGATGTCCTCGTGGACGATCTGCACGCCGGCGGTGTAGTCCACCGTCCACGGCCCGTACCAGAAATCGATCAGCGACTTGAGCCGGATCGTCCCCGGCCGGGTGTTGACCACCAGGTCAGTTGTGGTCCAGCTTGGCCCGTTGCCGTACACCGACCGGACGGCCGTGACCGAGCTTGTGGTGAGGATCGGCCCCTTGGGCACCGCCAGGACCGGCCGGAACTCCCCCGGCACCCACGCCGCGGTGAACGCC